CACGAACCACCACTTACTAATCTCAGTTAACCAAACGGTCAACCAATCTCAGTAAATTGGAAAGCGATTCATCTATCGAAGTGAGAATGAACACCGAAATCCGCAAAACGGACTCGGACATTCAGGAAACGGGGGAACTCAGCAATGAGCCTGGCAGGCCCAGCCAAATCCCCCCTATTGCCTCTTCTTCCCTGCGCCTCTGGTCCAAGTTAAGTAAACTTGACCAAGGCTTAGCCGTGACCCCCTTGTGGGATATGGCTACAGTGAAGAAGCGACATGATGAGATTCAAACCCTCATCTGCAGTAGTACGACCTTGGCGATCAATCTTGACCAACCTCCAATCGCCCACTACGTGAAGGCGCAACACATGGTACAATGGTATGCAAATACTGTTAAACTATGGGAAGTGGCTCTACGTGAGGACAATGAGGGGAATACGATGTTGACACGAAGAAAGATCAGTGAAGGTCTCTCCTCGTTTCTCGACGATAAAGGACTAAGTGACATGTTGGGTATCTACTTCGCTCTCGCGAGATACGGACTGATGGAAAAGTTCTGCAAGTGGTGTTCGGCGACCTTATGGGCCACCGCACTTAAGCAGGAGGAATTGCCACCAGTTCCGGATTTCGTCAAGCAACTTGGACTTACTAAATATAAGTACATGAATGCTGGGAAGTCTTGGGTTAATCTACGTAAGACAAGGTACAAGCCGAAGAAATCGGCGGGTATACAGAAACTTATGATGATGATTACCAAAGACATTTATACTACGAAGAGTGCCTCCCTTGCGGTTGATGATAGTTTCATCGAGGAGAATCTGGACAAGCATAAGAAAATCTTGTGTGAACCCCACCTCGATGACCCATTGGATGAGAAGTTTGAGAAGCTAATAACTAAAGCTATCGAACTGTGTGCCGACGAAATATTCGGTCCACTTCCTGTACAGGATGATCATACTATCATAAAAATAAACAAACGCACGGGAAAGACAAACGTGAAACAATACAAAGTCCCCGAGGAACGACGACCTCCATCACGCCTACCATCCATGGGAGCATCTGTTCGATGTTCCCGTGCGAAGGGAGGTGCCGTGGGGGATCTCTTAACTAAACATGGAGAGAACTATACACTACCGGAACCCGATGAGGGTTATCTACACTCCTACTGTTCATACAAATACAAGGTTTGTTCAGTGAGGACTCCGCACGACCCCGACCTTTACGTCGAGGCTGAGAAGAGTTCTCGCCTTCATTCACTCAGTTTGGACAGTGTCAAGGCTCAAGTGGTTCCACTCTTGGAAGCATTTAAAGTCAGGACCATAACAAAGGGAGATGCAGATCAGTACCATCTCGCAAGGAGATGGCAGTCGGTCATTCATTCGCGCATGCGGAAACAATTAAACTGTAAACTTATCGGACAACCGTGTGATTCGGCTTATTTAAGTCAGATCTTCGGAAACTCACCCTTCTTCAAACATAATGAGGATGGGTTCTTTGTTTCTGGGGATTATGAGTCAGCGACTGATTTGTTACATCCGCACTTAAGCGTATTTGCAAACGAAGCAATATGCCAACGTCTAAGAATTCCACTCGAAGATCAACTTGTCTTAAAGCGATGTCTCACAGAACACGAACTAAAATACGAAGCTAAGGGTTCCTACTTTAAACAACAATGGGGACAACTTATGGGCTCACCAACTTCTTTTCCTATACTCTGCCTAATCAATCTGGCAGCGACTAAAGTCGCATTCGAAGAGTTCTTCCGTGAAAACGGGATGCTCGGTAAGAATGAGTATTTATTACTTTCAGAGTTGCCTATGTGCGTAAACGGGGATGATATCCTCTTTTGGTGCTATGATGGTACTCTTTACAGTAAATGGAAGGAAGTCACTAAGGCCTGTGGGTTGAAATTCAGTTTGGGGAAAAATTATACGCACAACAGTGTAGCTATTATTAATTCTCAGATGTACTTTTATGAACAACAAAAACAAAGTTCATTCACCCAAGTAGCAGCCCGTGGGCTCTCTTATCCGTCTCTGCTCTTCCAGTTATCTCGCACAGTTAACGCACGGCTTCTTGCCGGCGGTAGCCGCGCTGAGACTAAACTATCGGGCGGAATGGACCTGAGGGAGCTTACAGACCACGACTTAAACATTTACTCCACAACAATGGGGGAAGATGAGGCTAAAGAACTGCCTAAGAAGTGTGGTATTCGTATGTCATCGATTAGTTTGAAGAAGTACAACCAACTCCGAACTCTCGAATCACGACTGTCTTTCATTCGTACTCTACAGAGAAAAGACCCTATTAAGAGGGCTGACCTGTTTGAGACTTATACGAAATGGCGGACCACGACTGAGCAGAGGGGGGATAAGGGTTTGAGTTTACTAAAGGGGAGCTTGAGAACTCCTTTTTCTGGAGCAATGGAGGAAATCTACAAAAGTACATTTAACAACATTCAACTGAAAAAGTTGGACAGGTTCCGCAGAAGTGGTTTAGGAGACATCGATTTGAGTACTCCTTATTTCCTACCACAGAGCCTCGGGGGTTTAGGTTTACGCCCCACAAACACACACAAGTACACCGCACAAGAATACGTGGAAATTGCAGCTTTGGAAGGCTGCGATCGCCAAGGGGTAAAATGGGTTAAACAGACTCAACCTACCTTAGTAAGACCTTCTATGATGAAGGCCGTAATGTCTGAGCTCTCCATGCACAAGAAAATCTTGAACATTAAGAAGGAGAGAAAGACGTCCGAGCAAATTGGAATGGCTCGGTTCTTTGGTGAGGATGACGCCTTTTGGGAACACTCATTCCTGACAGGATTTGTCACAAATAACAACACAATTGTGGGTGAAGAAGAGAGGACAGATGCACTGAGGTTCGTTGACGATAACATCCGTCGAAGGGACTTCAAGAACGGCCGAACCGGAATATGGGACTAGATGGCAACATAAACGAACTAGGAGACACCGGCGGGGACCCTGGGAAGAGTTGTCTTTTCTTTTTAACAGCTTATTACCCTGGAATCAGATTGGCT